GAGCTGTCCATAAAATGAACCACTTGCGCTTCCGTCAAATGTTCCAATTACATCGCCATCAACTGTTCCAATCAATTCTCCAAAATGTGTTCCTAGTAAGTTTCCATGGAATTCTGAAGCATAGATGTTATTGTTAGCAGTTATGTTTTCGAAGAAAATAGGATTCAATAAAGGCGATTTATCATTTAACTGCAACTGAATGTTTGCACTAGCGCTATTTAGATATTCAAGTTGAGCTTTTGTGGTTCCAAGTTCAAAGAGCTTGTTCAAGTCTGCAGATGTTGCAAGAAGTCCTGTTATATCTGTTGTTTCAATACTTATCGATTGTGAACCATCAAAACTTTGACCGCCAATCATTACTGGATTATTAAGACGATTTGCCTCTTCTGCAACACCGCTAAAGTAAGGTGCAGTTATTCCAGCAAAAATAACACTTGAACTTGTTGCTACGTTTTGCCCAATTGCTAAAGTGTTTCCGTTTTTAATAATTCCAGTTCCAGCAAGAATCGGAGCAGTTCCAGAAAATTGCGTAAAGCTTATTGCGTCTACGCCGATTATGTGTGCTTTGTCATCGCCTGTTCCAGAAGACACAACAAGAAAACCCTGGTTGGCGTTCGCCGCTCCGAACCCAACATAGAGCGCTTCGCCGGGTTGTATTTCTGCACTGTATGTACTTGAGTCAAAATCTGAAGCTCTTTCCAAAACCCATTGAGCAGAAACGCTTCCTTGAGCCTCAACAACATAAACACCGTTATGGATAGGGTTGTCTTGGTTCTTTACAAGAATTCTTTGCCCATCTGATGCGTTTCCTCCGTCAACAACGAGTCTTGCGTTGCCAACAGATGTAAGTGTTGCGCCAACACCATTTGTTCCATTTGAGTAGGTTGGCGTGTTTGGTAAAGCTGCGGCAGTAGCAAAGACTGCAAAATCGTGCCAATTTATTGATGCAGCAATTCCGTCAACATACGCTTTGGTTGCTACATGACTATCATTTACTGGCAGGTTCCCTATAGTTACCTGGGCAAATGTTGGCGAAGCTGAAGTTCCTACAGATTGAGGAAGCGATATTGTTGGTGTAGAGCCAGAGCCGGAGTTCCCCGTTATCGTCAAGCCAGTTCCAGCGACTAGCGATTCAACGTAATTAGCATTCTCTAGGGAGCCATAGAAATAATCAAGTTCCGTCCATTCGGTGGAGCCGTCACCAAGCTTTATCTTGCCAGTGTCGGACTCAAGGCCTATTTCTCCGGCGGAAAGTACTGGGTCAACCGAGGTCCAAGTGGCAGCAAGGTCGCGACGGAATAAAATCTTCTTATAAGCCATTAAGCATTTCCTCCGTCAGCGGTTGACAGTTCGTCATCGATTTCAGTTAAAGAGAAACCGCCGTCAATTATCGCATATTTAATTCGTTTCCAGAACGAACCGTTCCAGGACCAGGCTTTTCCAGCAACCAAAAATTCTTCATCTGTTGACGGAGAGGGAGGAAACGTGATTGCCATACGGGCAATTATCTCATACTCTAATCAATAACAGTTTCAAGTCTTTCGTTTTCCATTAGCTTTTTTGAAAATGTATTGAGTCCGTGAATGTATCCGAGTGGTTCTGGGATATTTAGTTCAATGCAGACATCTATGAGCTTGCCATCTCGGATATCAGTCCAAGCGTCAATCATTGCTTGTGCTCCAGATTTACCACTGACGTGATATTTCTCTGAAATAAGTTCAACTAGCTCATCGTCGTAATTCCACGTCTTTATTGTCATAAAATCAACTTACTATAAGTACCAGTTACTCCGTAGGTGGGTTGAAGTTTTCTCCATCCCATGTGTAGCCTTTGGCAAAATTTTCTACCGTGTTTGGGATTTCAATAATTACTGGCCTTGACGAATACAGTTCGTGGAATTGATTCCATTCAGGACCTGATGAAATGGACATAATTTCTGTTACGACTCCGTCCACCACAAATGCAAAGTGACGAAATTCTGGTGTTGTATCGCTCATTTTTTCTCCTAATTTATTAACAGCAGTTTCCGCCGCCTGCGCAATAGTCTCCACCGCAGGTTACCTGACAAGGTCCGCTTACCCATGCAAGGCCAATTCCGTAGTTTCCGTCTGCCACTCCGTTGTAGCCGCAAGCCCCTGCAACGCCGCCAACCGAGGCGTAATAGACAGGTCCGTAATAGTATGTTCCAGCTGGGTCTGGAGCAGGTGGAGCATTGTATGTCGCGGCTGATTGAGCACTTGCTCTAAATCCTGAACGGCTCGCAGTTATGTAGACAGTAGAACCTTGATTATCTGAAAGCCCAGCGACTGTTATCAAACTGCCAGAGCGAGTGAACGAACCAGCGCTAACGCTCACAGAGTAAGTGTTTGCCGCATCATAGTTCCCTATTGAAATATTGAACTTAAACCTACCCGGCGTCGCACCTGCTTGATAACTAGAATATGTTGGAGTTGCCAGTCTCGTGAAAGATGTGCCAGTCGTATTTGCAGAGTTTTGCACAAATCCGCTACGACTAACGGTAACAGTACATGTCGCCCCTGTTGCATCAGCAAGATTTGTTACTGTTACGTTTCCGGATGACTGCGTTGCGCTTCCACTATTTGTAACCGAGAATGTGTATGTGTTAAGTGCGTTGTAGTTTGAAATAGCAAATGTATACCCACTAGCAGCTCCGCTTGACGCACCAAAGGTTGGGGCATCAAGCTGAGAGAAAGATAGACCAGTTGTATTTGACGAGTTTGTTAACCAGCCGTTCTTATTAACTGTCACGGTACATGTTGCTGTTACAGCGTTACCAAGCCCTGTTACTGTTACCAAACCTGCAGTCTGTGTCGCGCTACCACCATTTGACACCGAAAACGAATAAGTGACAGTTGGGTCATAATTGGAAATGGAAAACGTATACCCATTTGCTGCGCCAGATGATGCTCCAAATAATGGAGCTAAAAGTTTTGCTGCATTTGCAAACAGAAGGCCAGATTGCCTTGCCGAAACAGAGGAGATGAACGGCATTTTAGTAACCTAGGTTTGAGCTACCGAATACAGTCCATGCAGAACTTCGACGCACGAATGTAAACGAGAATATATCTATTTTCCCAGCAGATGATGTTGGTGTTGGTGCAGCGCCGTTTGCCCACTTAATTGTTTGCGCAGAACCAGCAACTTGCACTACGTTCGGATAGTAACCAGTCGCTCCTTGTGTAACAAAAATTACAACGGTGATTGCTTTGCCATCATCGGTTGGAGCATTTGTGAGATTCACCGTGAAGTTGCTTGCTGGAGCAGTCCCAACATAGAAAATATCTCCAGTTGAATAGTCCGCCGTAACAGCGCTCGCAGAAACGGATACATCTGCAACGGATTCTCTTACGGTTGTTTTATCTATTCTTCCAGAAATTGCAACATTTCCAGTTGAAGTAACGTTTGCAAACGTAACCGAAGAACTAGTCGAAACTGCTTGTCCAATTGCGATAGTTGCATTTGAGCCTTCGCTAGGAGTGTGAGTGATTGTCACGCCAGTTCCTTGGGTAAGGTCAGACATGTAGTTGCCAACAGTGTCGGTTCCTAGGTTGATTTCATCGTTAACCCATACTGTTGATGCACTGTTGTAGCGCAAGAATTGACCGTCTGTTACACCATTAATTTTTACATCGTGGAGTTCGTCAAGTTCGTAACCGTTTTGCGTAGCAACGTAGACAATTCCATTACTGGTTGCACGGACTACCACACCAACGAATACAAGATGTTCTGGTGCTGTTGGCTTTGTCTTAGTAAATGCCCCATCATCACCAAGCCAAAGAATATCACCAGCGCTGTAACCGACACTTAAGTCAATGCCATCAACGTACCCTCTGGTGACTACTGGACCGTTTTCTGCAGAGGCGATACTTGCCGCCACAATACCGACAGTCTTTGAAGAAGTCGCATCAGAGTCGTTGTCTGCTCGTTTTACTGATGCATGGTCTCCAGTTGCGCCAAACAAATACACAACAGTTCCAGTAGTAAGAGTTGTTGCTTCAGCGTTTCTTACATATGTAACAACGGAGGCATATTGGTTTACAAAGTTTGTTCCGTCGTAGACAAGAGACTGAAACTCTTCTGGAGAAGTAATAACAACATCTGAAATTTCATCAAGGCTCACACCAGAGTTAACAACGCTTGCGCTGATAGTGATATCGGAAGCTCCGTTAAAGGAAGCCGAACCAGACAAGTCGCCAGAAAGAGAAATTGTTCGTGCAGTAGCAAGCGCTGAAGCGGTTGATGCATTACCGATTAACGGAGCTGTTACCGTTGCAAACTGTACAGATGAAGAAGTTTCAACTGCTTGCCCGATTGCAATTGTAGGACTTGAACCCTCTCCTGGAGTGTGGGTTACTGTTACGCCAGTACCTTGTGTTATGTCTGAAACAAAGTTTCCAATCGTGTCTGTTCCGAGTTCAATAGTCCCAAGTGCAGCGATATCCCCGTATGTGGTGCCGTCGTTCGTGAACTCCCATTGGTCGTTTGTTTCGTTCCAGCGAATTAGAACATTTGCTGAAGTTCCACGCTCAACTTCGATTCCTGAGTCGAGCGTTGGGGATGCTGTAACACCAGAGTTCAGAACAACTATATTGTCTTCAACCAAAAGCGTTTCCGTATTGAGAGTTGTGGTGGTTCCATTTACAGTCAGGTCCCCACCGACCACAACATCACCAGACGTTTCAAGCCTTGCAAATGAAACGGACGAACTAGTTGCTACGGCTTGCCCAATTGCAATAGTTGCATTGGAACCTTCACCTGGCATATGCGTAATAGTTACGCCTGTACCTTGAGTAAGGTCAGACATGTAGTTGCCGGTTGTATCTGTCCCAAGCGCTACGGAGTTTGGCTGAATTGTTGCAGTTATACTTGCATCTGCAGAACCGTTGAATGAAACAGAACCAGAAACATCACCAGTAAGCGAGATAGTCCGTGCTGTCTCTAGTGTTGAAGCCGTTGATGCGTTACCAACTACTGGAGCGGTAACAGCAGCAAAAGTTACTGATGCGCTTGTTCCAACTGCTTGCCCGATTGCAACGATGGCATTTGAACCTTCGCCTGGGGTGTGTGTAATAGATACACCAGTTCCTTGAGTAAGGTCAGACATATAGTTGCCAGTTGTGTCTGTTCCGAGCGCGACGCTATTTGGTTGGATGATTGTAGAAATATTTACGCTTGCCGAACCATCAAACAAAACCGAACCAGAAACGTCTCCTGATAATGAAATGACACGAGCGTTCTCAAGCGTTAACGCTGAACCAGCAGGGCCATTCTCCCATTCCGTTCCGTTGTATACAAGCGTTTCTCCATATACAGGGTCTTCAATCAAAACATCGACAAGTTCGTAAAGTTCTTGTATACCATCTTGGGAATCTGTCATTTGAACCCATGCACCCGAATAATAGGTGTAGAGCTCTAATTCAATAGAGTTGTACCAAAGGTCGCCTTCTGCAACTTCATCATCTGGAGGATTGTCGGATACTGTAATAAAGTGGATTGTTTCGTTAACCCAAACCGAAGCAGAACTGTCATATACTAAAAAGTCGCCGCCCTCGATGTTTGATATAGTTACATCGCCGACATCATCAAGGTTGTTGATTGTTGGGATTGATGCCCACTCAATACCGGCAGAAGCAGAGCTGCTTGCTTTTAGAAAATATCCGTTTGTTCCAACACCCAAACGAAGGAGGTTGTTCCCATCCGTTGTTAGGATGTCGCCTTTTGTTGTTAGTTTTGATACAAGTTCGTTGGCTTCATCGGCGTCATTTGCGGTAAAGACAGGGTAGATGACTGAGCCAATTGGGTGTTCTGAAGCAGTGGTGTCATCTTGTGCCCTAACCAGCGTCAGTGTTGAACCAGAGATAGTCGCAAGACACTTTTCTTCATAAATTGAAGATGGGTTTAGTACAACGTAGAAGGGTATTCCCGCAATTGATGGCCATCCAGTGGTCGCTGCAATGTTAACAGTTGTGCCAACATTCGTTAAGAGTGTAGTTGTCGTCGTATTGCGAGCTGCACCCGAATATTGTTTGCGTGTATATGCTGCCATGATTACTCCTAGTTTACTTCATCTCAACTAACAAGGGCCTGAATACCCCAGTATCCAGCCGTAATTCCTGATATTGGGTCTTGGTCATAGGTTGCAAATTGCCCAGATACACCGGTTCCACTTGCGGTTCTCGGCGCAGTGTGTAGACCAATCGCTTCGTCACCAGCTGTTGCTCCACCAGTTCCGGTTGCAGTAAGAGGAATGCTTCTTTTTTCTGTTGTTGACTGCGAACTTTGACCATTTGCTGATGCTGTTCTTTGAATTGACAGCAGTTGACCTATTGATGATGAACTAGTTCCATTGCCACTTGCGGTTCTAGGTGCAATGTGTAGACCTGTTGCTTCATCGTTGGTCGTTGCTGAACCCGACCCTGTAGCAGAACGAAGATTTACGTGGAGTGTTAGGTTGCTAGAGCCACTAAGCCCAGAGCCAGTAGCGGAGCGTAGATGCGTATGTAAACCGACAGCGGTATCTCCAGCTGTTGCCGTTCCGACTCCCGTTGCCCCTCTTGGTGATACATGCAAACCAATTGCCGTCTGTGTTGATATTCCTGCAGATACAGAAGTTCTGTAGAGAATCTTGAACTCATCAGTACTTTGGGTTCCAGCTCCAGAACCATTAGCGGTTCTTGGTGCGATGTGGAGACCGTTAGCTTCATCTCCGACAGTTGCGCCGCCAGAAGCACTTGCCGAACGGAGATTGCTATAAAGAGTTAAGTTGCTGGAACCACTAGTTCCCGAACCCGATGCCGTTCGAGGCGCGATATGTAGCCCAAGTGCTTCATCTCCTGCCGTAGCAGAACCAGAGCCCTGAGCTGTTCTGATATTTGAATAAAGAACTGAGTTGTTTGAACTTCCAGTTCCGGAACCAGAAGCAGTTCTGATAAACGTAGTTAGTATTGATGCGGATGAGTCACCAGCACCAGAAGTTGATGCATCCCTAGGCGCTGTGTGTAATCCATATGAAACTTCTGAACCCTGACCAGATGCGCTTGCCGTCCTAACAGGAGTCCTGAGTGATGAAGCACTGTCCGAGCTACTTCCGATTCCGGTTGCAGAGCGAGGCGCGGTATGCAAACCAATCGCTTCATCATTTGCGGTTGCTCCACCACTTGCGGATGCAGTTCTAAGTTTTCCGTATCTGAACGATGAAAGCGAACTCGATTGTCCTGCTGCCGAGCCGGTTCTGAAAACAGTGCGCAACTCTTCCGATACTGAAGAGCCGTTTCCGTTTTCTGAAACCGTTCTTAATAATGTGTTCTTTTCTTCAGAGCTCTCTGAACCTGTTCCACTTGCAGATGCTGTTCTAAGTGAAGAGTGAAGAATCGTTGCTTCGTCTCCGGCCGTTGCCGAACCAGAGCCTTGGGCGGTTCTGAGGTTTGAATAAAGAATTGAGTTATTTGACGAACCAGTTCCAGAAGCAGATGCAGTTCTGAGATGCGTGAACAGTTGAGAAACTGATGAATCTCCATCACCATTTCCACTTGCTGTTCGTGGCGCTGTATGTAGACCATTTGAAGACTCAGAAGATTGTCCTGCTGCAGAACCTGTTCTAACTGGAGTCTTGAATGATGATGAACTTTCAGAACCGTTTCCAGAAGCACTTGCAGTTCTGAGACTTGAATGAAGAATTAATGCAGTGTCACCTGCAGTTGCGGAACCCGAACCTTGAGCGGTTCTGAGATTTGAATGAACGATTGAATTATTTGATGTTCCAGAACCGCTAGCCGAAGCAGTTCTAAGGTGTGTATGAATAGCAGAAACAAATGAATCGCCATTTCCTGAACCAGTAACACTTCTTGGTGAAATGATGAGTCGCGTTGCAGATTCACTTGACTGTCCATCTGCAGTTGCTGTTCTTGGTGCGGTGTGCAGGCCAACTGCAGTTGAGCCGCTTATGGCTGAACCAGTAGCCGAAACAACAGCCGTTCTAACTCTTGTTGATGATTCGCTTGACTGGCCAGAACCAGTTGCACCTCTCGGTGCAGTATGAAGACCAATTGCACTATCTCCAGCTGTTGCACCGCCCGATGCACTTGCAGCTCTCAGGAAGGTTATTACTTCACTTAGATTGCTTGAAGAGCCAGTTCCATTTCCTGTTGCACTTCGTGGAGCTGTGTGTAGAACAACAACACTGCCATCTCCGCTAGCAGAAGCAGATGCTTGTCTTGGAGCTGTATGGAGACCAATTGCCTGGTCTCCTGCGGTTGCAGAACCAGAGCCAGTGGCCCCTCGTGGAGAAGTATGTACTGAGACAATGGCGTGGCCAGATGTAGCAGATGCTGAAGCAGTTCGTATTGCCGTATGAAGTTGCGATACGGATGAAGAACCACTTGCTGTAGCGGAGGCAGTCTCCGATACTGTTTTAAATCCTACATAGAACGACGACGTCCCTCGGAATGGCTCCGAAAAACTAATTATCTCTTGTTCATCCATGAGGGGTCACTCCCCTTGTGGATTAGTCGAGTGTCAGTGTAAGAGAGGTAATCTCGAAAGTGTCACCTGCGGTAACTGCAGCGTTTGCCGAAAGAGCACCGTACCAGAGGCAGTTGCCAGCGGTTGAGTTGTCCCACAGTGACCAATGTGAGTAGGTCTCTGTTGCAGCAACAAGAGTCCACTCAACAGTTGCTGTTGAAGTCTTTGAGCCGCCAGATGCAGCGCTAAAAGCAACAGTCTTGCGAGTTGTTTCTGTTGCAGGGTTGCCGGTTCCAGATTCGCCTGGGTCTCCAGTGTGGAGCTTGAGATAGGTAGCAGAAGCCGAGTATGCAGAACCCGAACCATCCAAGGTATCGAGTAGCTCGTTTTCTAGAAAGTTTGAAATTGTCATGTGATTGATACCTTTTTGCTAGGGGCCGGTTAATACCGCTTCCCAATAGAATACACCTAAGGAGTAAATTCTATTTGAACAGTTAAGTCGCTTCCTGGATTGAGTGAACCAATAGTGTCAACATCAACCGTGATATAGTCTCCAGTCGTAAGCTCCCTGATATTTGGCGTAGATGTTGACACAAGTGTTTGACCAGCAAAGATTTTTGGTCTGTTTGCTTGTGTTGTGAAAACAGTTGTTCCATTTTTGTTCACATCTATGGTTATGTCTGCGCCAGTGGGGGCTGTACCAACTGACGCTCTTACGTTTCCGAGCGTGATTGGCCCAGGAATGTAGAATTTTGCCCGACCAGTTCCTACGCTCAGGGTCCCTGGAACAGTGAAAATCTGCACTTGGTAAGTGAACTGCTGAACGCCGGGAGCGCGGGTAGTTGTTATTAGAACCCTGTTGGGTGTTTCCGTCGTAATTACTTGGACCACATTTTGGGTCATCGCGTTACCTCTGGGGAAAGAATGAATTGGCCTTGCAGTATTCTGTCCACTTCATTTGTGGGTGAAATTATCTCAATGTCATATACTCCAGATGTCAATATTGTCCTTGTGTCCTCAGCCCTAATGAACAGTGTGATAGTGCCATCTGTAGGGTTTGGGTTCCCCAGGGTAATTCTGTAACTTGAAAGGTTTTCTGTATTTAGTGTTGCCATTGCTGTTGCTGAGTCAACGTATTTTCTAACCTGCATTCTCGCTGTGTAGCCAGTAAGGTCCCAAATTAAAAATTCAGGACAGACTGAAGCTCCATTGCAGCCGTTTACATAATCTGGGTTTGTGTATTGCAGAGTTAGCTGAAGGTCAAAAGTAGACCCCTGCTGACAAGTCATTGCATATGTTCCAGCGACCATTGACATGGTTCTCCTCCAATCATCAACCAAGAAGATTGTAGATGAACAAATCTCTATGGAAGCGTAGTTTTACCTACAGAACCGAAACTGAGTCCTTATTTGACCCAACTTTCTTGAGGCCCATGCTCATGGCAATTGAGGCCGCAACAGCAGTCACGCCAATTTTGAGATTTGCTGAATCAGTGAGTGCGTCGAAGTCAGAACCAGAAGCCACCCAGGCACCAAGAAATGCGGTGACGAATGTCTTTACTGCTTGCTCAACTGCTTGCTTGATAAATGATGCGTTCATTTTCTCTCCTGTTTGTAATCGATTAAGTAGAAGCATGAATATTTTATCACAATACGTTTTTACAAAAACACTTGAAAGCCAACTGAAGTAAAACAATATAAGATTTTCGTAAATTATGAAGAAGCAACACAAACCAACAATTGGCTTCATGACTCATGACTGGGCATGGGGGACGGAGCCACTTGAGCCAAATGGATGCTGCTACTACAGATGCACCCTTCCCTCCAATGAACTGAACAAGCGTGGGTGGTTTACTGCTGTCGGATTCCCTGGTTATGGCGCAGATAAAGGATTTGGGATGTTGATGTCAGACGGTAGGTCTGTTCATGGTTGGGACATAATCGTTTTTAAACTGCTCATGCAACGAGAAGTGTTGGAAAAAATGCCGCTCGCTCAAGCAATGGGGCAAAAATTGGTAGTTGATGTCGACGACTGGTTTGATGGTCTTGCCGAGACAAATAGAGCATTTCAAGCAACAGACCCCAAAAAGAATCCGGACAACAACAGGGATATTTACGCACAAATAATAATGCAGGCGGATGCCGTTATTACGTCAACGCCATTTCTATTTGATTACTACGCAAAAAAACGCGATAACGTTTTTATGGTAAGAAACGGAATTGATTCAGACAGGTATAATAAACGCTCAGTTAGATACCCTAAAAAGTCAAATATTGGATGGGTTGGTGCTACCCACTGGCGCTCTAACGACTTAGAGCAGCTTTCTGGTTTCATGGATGATTATTTAAAATCACAAAATACAACGTTCCATCATTCTGGACACTCACCATCTGCGCCATCGGTCCACGACTTACTGAAGATTGATAAAAAAAGATTTACACATTCACCAATGGCACCAATATCGTTATACCCACGCCTGTTTTCCAATATGGATATAGGGACAATTCCACTAAACAACATACAGTTCAATCACGCAAAATCATTCATAAAAGGACTCGAATACGCTGCCGCAGGGGTCCCATTCATAACCTCATACTCTCCAGAATACGAATTCCTGGTCAGTCAGGGAATTGGACGAATGGCAAAAACTGATGAAGAATGGGTCTACCACCTAGACGAATTAATGAATCATCAAATGCGCATTGATGAGATGAATGAAAACAGAGAATTGTTAAAAAAATTTGACATGAACGCCAGAGGGGATGACTGGGATGCAACAATGCGCGTCATCTTGGAAAAAATTTAGGTGATTCATGAAAGACATTTCTTTTACATTTGGAATAATTACTGTATACGAAGATAAAAATCGATTAGATGAAATTATAAAAAGCATCCGTGATTTGAAAATTCCCGAATACGAAATACTTTTTGTCGGTGGAGGGGATTCATCTGGAATCGAAGGAGATGACATCGTAAAGATTGACTTTGATGAGTCAATAAAGCCGCGATGGATTACTCGCAAGAAAAACATTCTTGCCCAGAATGCAAAATACGAAAATATCGTAATGATGCACGACTACCATATATTCGATTCGAAATGGTATGAAGAATTCAAGTCATTTGGGGAAGACTGGGAAATATGTTCATGCCCTCAATATTTGATTACTGGGGACAGAAACCCAATGGACTGGTCGTTATGGGATAAGCCAGGGCACGGGCGCGCCTGGTCACTTGAGTACAACGACTGGACACAAACTCAATACATGTATATATCCGGCGGTTTCTTTATGCTTAAGAAACATGTGATGGTTGAAGAGCCACTTGACGAATCGCGTGGGTGGAACGAGGAAGAGGACGTCGAGTGGTCCATGCGCGTTCGGAATAAATACGTAATGAAGTGCAATGGGAAAAGCATTGTCCGTCACAACAAGTGGCATAGACACGCAGGGCCTAATCCAAATGAAAAGTAACTTTCTTGTCATCTTTGACCTTGATGGGGTTTTGATTGAGTCACGCGACGTTCATTATGATTCACTGAATATTGCCCTAAGCAGAGTTGATGTTAAATACGTAATTTCGCAAGGAGAACACCTGTCCAAATATGACGGCCTTGGGACAACTACAAAGCTAAAGATGTTGACCGAAGAAAAAGGCCTCCCAGAATCAAAGCATCAACAAATCTGGGAAGACAAACAAAAAGCCACTCTAAAAATACTTTCAGATTTCCCCAAGAACTACGTAGCAATTGACATAATGCAGACCCTGAAGGAAAAGGGCTGGCGCATTGCTGTTGCTTCAAATGCCATAAGAGACACGGTCATAACCGCCCTGGATGCAATTGGGGTTCTCAAATACGTCAGTTACATAATGAGCAACGAGGACGTGAGAAATCACAAGCCACACCCCGAAATGTATTGGCAATGCATGGTCTCCCTTGATGCAAGTCCTGCAAATACTATAATTATTGAGGATTCGCATATTGGTAGAGAAGGCGCGCTTAGTTCTGGCGCGAACCTTCATGCAATAAAAAATGCTGCAGACCTTAATAAAGAACGGTTAATGCGTTTTGTTGATGAAATAGAAAATAGAGGCAAAAAGCCTGTTGCGTGGAGGAATGAAAAAATGAATGTTTTGATACCAATGGCAGGAGCCGGCTCTAGATTTGCGCAAGCTGGCTACACATTTCCGAAGCCTCTAATTGAAGTTAACGGTAAACCAATGATTCAGGTAGTCGTCGAGAATCTAAACATAGACGCTCATTTTATTTTTCTTGTACAAAAAGAGCACTACGAGAAATACAACTTGAAACAGGTTTTAGGACTCATCAAGCCAGGGTGTGACATCGTTCTGGTTGACGGAATGACAGAGGGCGCCGCATGCACGACCCTACTTGCGTCTGGACTAATAGATAACGATGAACCATTACTGATGGCCAACTCTGACCAGATAGTCGATTGGAATAGCAACGAGTGTTTGTACGCATTTGGTGCGGAAGGCGTTGATGGTGGAATCCTCACATTCAAGGCCACCCACCCAAAGTGGTCATACGCGAAGCTAGGGGATGATGGCCTGGTGGATGAAGTTGCAGAAAAAAACCCAATTTCAGATAATGCAACTGTAGGTATTTACTACTGGAAACATGGTTCTGATTATGTCAAATATGCAAATCAAATGATTGAAAAAGACATTAGAACCAATAATGAGTTTTATGTCTGCCCAGTATTTAATGAAGCCATTCAGGATGGCA